GAATTGATCGTATTAAATCTTCACTTTCTTTTTTAATGGAAGACGCAAAAAGATTAGGAGATAATTTTGATAGATTGCAAAAAACAATAGATCATTCAGTAAAACCAGAAAAATAAAACTAACAGGAGGTAATAATGGAAGCAATTACACAAGCAAAAATACTAAAGTATGCTTTAAAACTAAAAGATCTTAACGATAGATTAGAGAAAGCTAATCCGTTTAAAAAGAAACAAAGTCCGTTGAATGAGTATAAAGAGAAACTTGTAGAAACTCCGACTCACCCTGATGTATTTCAGGATGCTTACATAGACAGTGACGCAGACGATCAATGTTAGATCAACTTAGTGAAAAGTCTGTTGAGGAAGCTCTTGACTGGATGACTAAAAATGATGATAAGTTAGCAGAAAAAAAATCTGACTATCATCATCTTGATAGATTTAGCAAAACTCTCAAAGCTCAACTAATGAACAATGAGTCTAGCAATATGTCGGTATCAGCTAGGGAACAGTTGGCCCTCGCTAATGAACATTATCTAACTCATTTGGATGGCTTGCGAGAAGCTGAGAAACAGTATC